TCAAAACGGCACGCTTTCAGCTGCTATTTCCGGCGCCGGATCGATCTCTCCAAATTCGGCAAATCGGCACTCTGTAACGCGGTCGTATTTACCATCCTTGACGACAAGCACCCCTGCCGGCTCGAGCAACGAGTCTGCCAAAAACATGAACTCGTCAACCGTCTCCGGGAACGGTTCGTCGCTGCGTTTTTCCCACCAATCGCGGGCCTTGTTGACAGCATAGCCGCTGTAAAAATCAGGAAGACAAACGAACTCGCTGAACCGTGAATATAGCCCGCATTCGTAGGTGATCTTGATCAGCGATTTTCCGGTATTCCGGCTTTCGTGCACCTGATATTGCACGTGCTGGACTTGATATGTTTCCGGCTCCGGCAGCTGGTTGAACTCGACCTTTTTAAGTGTGCCGACCGCGGCCTCGATAGCTGCGCTGGCTGGAAACTCGTAATTGCAATGCGGGCAGTATTTCAGGCTTGCATGCACCGCCTGCCCGCAGACTATCCCGCCGTCAAACTCTCCATGGCATATCTTCACTGGCGCGTCGCCACCTTCATGCCCAGACGGCACGGAAACGCGCAGGTTGTCCATGTCGGTGCCAAACTCTTTTGTCGCGCCGACCAGGTCGATCACCAGGCAATCGACCTTGCCATCGGCAAGCCGTTGCCCTCTGCCGACACACTGCTGGTACAGAGCGGTCGACTTTGTCGGCCTGGCCATGATGATGCAATCGATGTCCACCACGTCCATGCCGGTGGTCAACTTGGCAACGGAGGTGAACACTTTTGACCGACCATGCTTCAGCGCGTCCATGCGGTCAGTTTCAACCAGTGCCGGCAACTTCGAATGGATCGCCATGGCACCTATTCCGTCATCATTGAACGCCGCGGCGACCGCTTCGGCGTGCTCAATGGTCGTGCAAAAAACGAGCGTCTTTTTCCGGTCGCTGGCGTACTGTTTCCAGGCGTCTATGCAGGACCGGATATGCACCGTCTTCAGCATGACGTCTGCCAGCTGCCCGATGTTGTATTCACCGGCGACCATGGCGACACGAGACAGATCATCTGCCATGCTGCTGTCTATCCGGACACGGCCAATCAGCGGAGCGATGAATCCGCCGGCCAACAACTCTCTAGTGGTGATCTCGGCATCGACCGCGTCGAAATATGGCCGACAATCGTGCCGGTTGCGGTTGCCATAGATGTACCCACCTTTCGACCCCAACCGATACGGACTGGCCGTGCAACCAAGCAACCGCATGTTCGGATTGTATTCGCGCAACCTGGCGACGATCTGCCCGTACTGGTCCGGCATCGGGTTGTCGTCGTGCGGCATGGCCATCAGATGGGCCTCGTCGCAGATGACTAGCTGCACCGGCGGAAACCGGTACAGCTGGTTGATAAGCGATTGCCGGCTGGCGACCGTCACCGGCAGATCTCCGCGTTTGCTGGAAGTCACGCTGGCGCAGATGATGCCGATTGAGAGCGACAGTTCAGGCGCCACCGTCCGCAGCTTGTCTGCAGACTGCGTGACGAGGATTTCCCGGTCCACCAGAATCAGCGCCCGGAAAGACGGATTCTCTCGCAGCAGGCGCTGGATGATCTTGCTGAACAGTATCGTCTTGCCGGCTGAACATGGAGCGGCTATCAGCACGCTCAACTTGTTCTGCAGGGCGTCCCAGGTTTCATCCAGCACGCGGATCTGATAGTCGCGGAGGTTCATTTTATGCGGCCACCGCCACGTCGAGCAGGGACATCTGCCTTCCAGGGATCGCTTTCTGCAGGTTTCTGACGGCCTGGTTGTAATAACTGGTTTTCAGTTCAAAACCGACGAACTTGCGCCCCATCATGACCGACTGATATCCCTCTGACCCGATACCGGCAAACGGGGACAACACCACATCGCCAGGGTTGCTGTACAGCCCGAGACACCGCTTGATGACGTCGAGCTGCAGCGGGCAGATATGACGCTCGTCGTTCTCGTCCTTCGCCATTTTCTGCAAGGTGTTACTCATGTTGATATCATCCCATACCGGCGACACCCACCGCTGCCACATATCAACCGGGAACTCGTCGGAGGTGTGTTTCACCGGATCGTCATTGACTCCTGGTTTACGCAGGAAAATGACGTAATCCGGAACCCCCATCCTCGACATGCACGAGTCTTTTTTGATCTGCTTCCACAGCAGGCCGAGTGCTTTTGTGCGCTGCATGGCCGTCACTGGATCCTTCCATATCACCGTTTCGGCATGGAAGATCATGCCGGTTTTCTGGTGGGCGCGAATCAGGTCGCCACGAAAATCCTGCAACCCGATATATCCGTGATGTTGTTTACTTGTAGGCAGCAACATGCAATGGACAGCGATCAGCCTGCCAGGCTTCAACACGCGATACAGGTCGTATGCCAGGAATGCATAATGCTCGAAAAATTCATCGTAGTTGCGACAGTTCCCGAGATCGCGGTCGCTGTTGCTGTAGGTGTATAGCGACGCGAATGGCGGAGAAAAAACAGAGAAGTGGATCGATTCATCTGGCAATGTTTTAATCAGCTCGATACTGTCACCATTGTACAGTGTCCAATTCTTGCCGTGCTCCTGGTTGATCACTGTTGGCATACTGCCTCCATTATAAACGGCGGGAGAATCATTTGATGCTCTGCCCGGTATTCTGTTTTGTCGCGCGAAATCCCTTTGATTTCCGCGCTCGATATTGCGCTCATATGCTCAACCATCTGCTCTGCCATGCGCTGAGCGTCTGACTCTTTACGCTGGATATTGCGGACAACAGCGCCCTCAAGCTCGGACGTAATCACATGGACATTTACCGGCTTTTTCTGACCGAACCTCCAGCATCGGCGAGTTGCCTGGTAATAGCTCTCAAACGAATCAGACAATCCAACAAACGCCATGTTGTTGCAGTGCTGCCAGTTCATGCCAAATCCAGCGATAGACGCCTTGCTATCCATCACCCGGTATTTGCCATCAGCGAATCCGAGCATGGCATCCTCTTTGTGCTTTGCGTCGTCCGATCCTTTGACCTCAACTGCATCTGGTATCAACCGCTTGATCATTTCACTTTCGATGTTCAGGTCACACCATACAACCCACGGCTCGGATGATGTGTTGACAAGATCAGCAGCAAGTCGGCACCGCGCCTCTACCGTATCGCGGCGAGCGTTGCGCCTTGCCACAAGGTCAAGCGCTGGCATGGCAAACAGCATCCCATTTGTCGGCTTGTCAGCAGGAATGACATGGTTGTGATAGTTAATTGGCGGGAGCGCGAATCCGTCGTTGTCGTATCCAAGGTCCGAAGGCCTTCGTACCATCACCGCCCAAGTGCAAAGCCATTTCCAGAACTCGCACTCTGCGTGTCCCTTCAGCCTCCATTTCGACGTATCACCACCGTCATGGATGAAAAACATTGATAGCATTTCCGATCTGGTCATCACTCCGAGAAATTCGGAATGATTGCCAAGTTCCATGTAATCGTTCGGCGACGGTGTTGCTGTGCAGGCCAGACGGTATGGAGTCTGTGAGAATGACGCCAGCAATTGATCGCGTGTCTTGCTGGTGTGATGCTTAATGATGCTCGATTCGTCCAACACAACGCCAGAGAAGTGTCCAGTGTCGAAATTGTGAAGTTTTTCGTAATTGGTGATGTTGATACCGGCCCTGATGTCGTCATGGCTGGCGCAGATGGCAATATCCATGCCGAGCATATTGCGTGCCTCGCGTGCAGTCTGCGAGGAAACCGCCAGAGGCGCAAGAATCAGCACGTCGCCACCGGTGTGTGCGTGAACATGCTTTGACCATTCGAGCTGCATCAATGTTTTGCCAAGCCCGCAATCTGCAAAAATGGCAGCACGCCCGCGACGGATGCCCCATCTCACGATATCGCGCTGGAAATCGAACAGAACAGGAGCAATTTCTTTTGGCTCATGACCAGTAAGTGGGTCAGAGAATTGTTTTCGGAGGAGAAAATCATGGTAGTTCATTGGTTATCTCTCTATATGTAATTCAATCTCTCGAACTGAGTTGAAAACTGGCAGTCCAAGCCTTATCGCCTCCATGACTTCAATGTCAGCGCCTTTGCTTACTCCTGGTAATCGCAAAACTGCATCGCACGACCGCAACCAAACAAGATCGATCTCGATCCACTTTTCATAAGGTTGAGGAGAAAACATATGCTGAAAATGCGACAGTAGCGGAGCGAATGGAGCGTGGCCAAGCCCTATCAAAAGTCCCGCCGCTTCTAGTTGGCGACGGACGTTTATTGCGACATCCCCAACAGTGTAAGGGGATGCTATGTAGATTTTTTTCATCTGCTGGCCCTCATCTTCGCAAGCTGCCTGGTCAGATCCATACTGGCACGCCGCAGCGCTCCAGATTCTGCGGGAATATTCGCTCTTTTATTGGCGATTCTTATCATCTTTGCGTGTGCCAACAGGTATTGATTCACTGCTTCATTGCAGCGCTTTAGTTTTTGTTTTGTTTTGATTATTTCTGCCAAGGTCATGATCACACCCCCATCAACTCGAGAGCGACGCCTTTGCAGTACAGGCCTCTGGCGTAGTTATAGGCCTGCAGTTTTCCGAGTTCTGCGCTGGTCATGACAATCGTCTTGCGCTTCCCGGTGGTCTCGTTCCAGCCTCCGGTCAGATTCTCATCGCGGTTCCGTTGTATCAGTTTGTCACGCGCATCTTTTATTGTTTGGCCCATGTCGTTCCTCGCAGTCATTTTATCAATCAGAACAGCCCAGAAATTTTGCCCGAATGGGCTTTTCGACACATCGAACGGCCAGGGATCAAGCGATTCGTCAATAGTTGCCTCGTGCTCTATCCAGTAGGCTGCATCCATCGAATATTCGGCCACGCGGTCGATCAGTTCCAGGCAGTGTTCTGACAGATTCATATCGTCACCAGCTGCATTTTTTTGTCATGAGTTGATCAGTGCATTCCTGGCAGAGTGATTCACCATGGGTAATCGTCATTCCGCACCCCGCGCACACCCCCACCGAAACACGTCTGATAGTATGGACACCATTTAGCGGAGTAATGATCAGCCCGCGGACACATCCGTTCTGGCTCGGTTTCGCTGCCGATGGCAGCGAAAACTGATTGTAATCGCTCAATTGTTTCCTCTTTTTCGAGTCTGATTCTCTCCATGTGCAGACGACTGTCGTCCTTGCAGTAGACGAATGCCGCCGCCCGTTTCAGCTTCAGGCCGAGCATATAGAATTGGACCTGCCAGAAATACGTCTCGTTCCATTTCCGGTATGATCCGAGTTTGATCAACTCGTCGAATTTCTTCTTGCTGGCACTTTTGCACTCAAACAGGTGCGGAGTGACCGGCGCTTCGATCAGCCCCTCAATGATGCCATCGATGTGGCCGACCAGTCGCAGTTTGTCCTGCGTGAACACCGCCTCGCGCTGTTGCTGCGAGATGGTGAACCCACAAACCCTGAGATCGGCAACGACCTGATCTTCGAGCAGGTTGCCAAGCTGGAACAATCGCAGGACGCGCCCCTCTATCTCTGCAGCCTGATATCCATTGTGCACGTACCATAGATAGCGCTTGCAGGGATGGCCGGCCTGACTCAGTCCAAGATGCCGGCGCTGCCGCCTGCTGGACTCGTACCAGAGATCTACGGCCTGGACAGTGCCTGGTTGCTGCTCAAGGAAAGACAGGTCGGCCATGATATCACCAGGGCTGCTTCTGGGGTTTCTGTTGCTCTGCCGCCGGCGCGTCAACCGTCGATGCCGACTGCTTTGGCATCCGCTTTTCGACGCGGTTCGACTTCAACATCTTGCCGGCCTCCTTGTTGCTCTCAAACTCTTCGATAGCAACCTTGACAGCCAACGGTTTGCCGTGCAGCTGGTTGCTGTCTTTGAGTTGACCGGCGTGGCCAATGGCGTCGCAGATGTTTTTCAACTGCGACAACCCGATTTTCTGGGCCATATCCGAACTGTTGACGATGTTGATCTGGTCTTTGACGGTGTCGCCGACATACTGCCCGTCAATGATCTGATATTTCAGGACCAGCATTTTCCCGCCGCTCTTCGTTGACTGCACATCGCTGTCGACGATGACGACGTTGTAGACGCCTGGGGGGACGACCTTGAATCCATCGCCCATGTCTTCGGTTGTTGCCGGGTCAAACCCGAGTGGTGCAAGATTGGCCATGATTAAGCTCCTTTGATTGCTTTAACGATATTCCCCCAACCTGTTGACGGGTCCGGGATGTCGATATCCGATGTGATGCCGTAGCGGTTTTTACTGACGTATGCCGCAGACGGAGCGCAAGAGAGCACGCGGTCAGTTCCCCCGACGGCCTTGGAAGACTCGCCGAATCCGTCCTTCTTGACGTTCACGAACACGCTGAAATGCAGAAATCCAACGACGTCGGCCCACTCAAGGAAAAGCTCCGCGTTCTTGTCACGCAGCTTGATGCAGTGCCGGTCATAATCTGCACCGAGAGGGTTCTGGTAGGTTTTTACCTGTGAGTGGGCAATCAGGATTATTGCCATGTTGCGACTGTCGCGAATCGCGTTCAGCGCTTTGACGACACGCGAGAACTGTTCAAGCGCCGCTGTGTATCCGGCGCCGTATCCAAATTCAGCGATACTGTTCTTCTTGCCTTCCAGGCAGACGTGCTCAAAAATCCGTGTCTCCAGCCAATCCAGAGAGTCGATAGCCAGCGTGTTGAAATCGTGCTTTTCGCCATACAGCCAGGTGAGCTGCTCAAGAACCTCGTCGAATGTCTTGCACAGTGGGAAAGACGACGTGTCGATATTTTCGAGACCGTTCTCGAGGTTGATAAAAATCGGGTTCGGCGCTGCAGCCGCCATGCTGGACTTTCCGAGCCCATGATCGGCGTGAATCAGTATCCGCGGAGGCCTGCTATGTTTTGTTCTGATGATTTCCATGCTATGCCGCCTCCTTCAACTCAACCTTCACAGCGGCCTTTGCCGGCTTGGTGCTGACGAAATGCGCCGGCAGGTTCGGATCGACCATCTCCAGCGCTCGGAGTTTTTTCAGGTCGAGTTCAGGTTTCAGCCTGACGCACCGGACCCCTTCAGGCAGTCCTGACTCGATTGCCAGATAAGCCTCGTAGTCCAGCGTCCTGGTCAACTTGCTGGTGACAGTAACGAGATACCGGCCGGCCTCGGTCTTGTCGGTTCCCTCGTCTTTCGTCGCCAGCATGGCCGCGATGTTTGATTCGACCTCGATACGGCGCTGCTTGTAATGGTCTTCGCGCTCCTTGATCGACAGCAGATCGGCGCAAAGTCCTTCCAGTTTTTCTTTGTCCATGCTATATTCTCCTTTGAGGCTTGCTGTTCGGCGTCGATCTCTCGCGGAGATCGGCGCTTTTTTTATTCCCTGACTTCCTCGGCCATAATGAGCACATGCGGAACCTCGCCAGGCTCTGCCCATCTCTTTACGGCAGACGACTTGATGATCTGGCAGTCGTCGGCCCATGCGATGCAATTGAATGCGTCGCTGTAAAACTTCTCCATGTTGTCCATATCCTTCTTGTTCATGCAGTATTTCGGCGCATCCGGCCGCAGTTGTGCGGAGTTCTTGCCGGATCGATAGTGTGCTTTGGGCCTCGGGAATACAAAATGGAATTCAACCGCCACTGGCCCGGTGAACAACTGCTCCTCGCCAAGCAATTGGGCCTTTTGGATTGAGGCCTCTTTTTGCTGAGCGTTCGGGTCGTATGCGTGGCCGTTCCTGCTGAATCGCGGCCTGACTTTCACGTCAGGTATTCCTGGGATGTATATCCTTTTCATGCCTCACCTTTTTGAGTTTCCCTCCCCTGCCAGCGTTTACAGTGTGCCAGCTGGCCGGCGGAGGTAGTTACCATCCAGACGATTCAAGTGCTGGTTGTGTGCGTGCCATCGGCCACTGGCAACACCACACACAGACACCATTTCTCTCCGTGGCACCCGGAGCAGGAGGTTTGCAGGGCTTTTTTGAGACTGTGACGGCTGGCCTCCCTGCGGCATCGCCTGGTGGCCCCTATGCAGCCAGCCGTCGTTGTGTTCATCGCGTGACGACCATTTCGACCGGCGGCATATTGCCGATCACGATCATGGCAGAAATGATGCAGATCCCGATGATGGCCAGGGCCAGCGCACCGGTGACGAGATCAAATTGACGCTCGAGGCTGGCTAAAAACCAGCCGAGCAGTGTTTCAGATATTCTGACAGATAGCGGGCGGCGGTAGGTTTGTTTCATCTCGCAGCCTCCTCTATTGGTTTGTTATGTCTTTTCACGGTATCGGCATACCGCTCGTATGCCTGATAGTCCGGCCCGGTATTTGCCTGCCGTGCCTCGTAGAACAAAATGCAGGCGATTATCGCGGCAAAAGCCGCCATCAAGCAGAGTGCGGAATGCCCATTCATGCCCTTGCCCCCCTTCGCTTTTTTGACCGATATCGATCTTCGGCGACTTGTATCGCCGTTTTTCCGTGCAGTTTGCCGATGGCAAGCTCTTGCTGGATGGTTGGCCTGATCTCGGCCGTGCCGTCCTGTCTGGACAGCAGCTGCTCGAGCATCGCCTCGATTCTCGCAAGGCGCTTTTCGAGGCTGGCGGTGGTCATGCCTGACGAGCCCGCCGGAAAGCATCGAGGTAGCTGTCGACAATCGCCTTGCGGTCTTTCCGTCCAGATTTGCACAGCCAGATGTCAACCTGGCCGCCGATGTTTTTGCTCAACCAGACGGCCAAATCTTTACCAGCATCCACACGCCCCCTGATGACGGCGTTGAAATGCTCTTTCGTCCTACCGCTCATCTGTGCCAGTTTTCTTTGGTTCATAGCCTCGCCCTGAATATTTGTTACGATAAAATCTTTATCACTATGGCCCGATGATAAAGACTTTATCTTTACCACGCAACACTTTTTTCTTATGCAGTGCATATTAATAAAGATTTTATCTTTACCTTAATACATATTTAGAACGATTATAACTGCTTATATGCGGTAAAAATAATTTGACAGTAAAGATTAAATGTGCATAATTATAGTACCCCCAACCCATATACATTTTTTCAACATCATGTTAATAGGAGGAAAAACCATGGATTCAAAACTGCTAGAAACTCTTGGGGGACTTATGCCAGAGGAAACACACGATCTTTTTCTGATCGCGCTCAAGCACAAACTGGCGACGGGCAAATATACGCAGATTGAGCTTGCCGAGGTTGTTGGCTACACGCCGCAGCATCTCAACGCGGTCATCAACCAGCGTGAGAACGAACGAGGTTCGACCGTTCGGGCATCCGTCAAGTTGCAGCGAAAGATCGCAACAGCGTATGAGATGGGCCACATGGAGTTTCTTGCTCTTGGGAAAAAGCTGGCCGACGGCGAAGTCGAACAGCCACCCAGGCCGTCAGGCAGGCAGGGAGGCCAGCCGAACGAATTTGTCAGCTACGAATCGGCGTCATCGATGGCCAATGAGCTATTGGCGAGCTATAAAAAAATGAATGACAGGCTTCACCTGTGGATTGCTGTTTTTGAGCATCTGCCGGTTGCTGCCCTGCTGATCAAAGACAGAATCGTGGTCAGGCAAAACCTGAGAAGCAGAAACATCGGTATTGCCACTGGCGGGCCACTGTGTGAAAGTTGCCTCGACGGAACATGCAGGGGAACCAGGGTTGATTGTGCTGTCAGAATTGCCCTTGAAACTGGAACGGCAGCTGAAGAGGTCAGACGGCTCGATGGAGTTTCATATAAAGTCAACGCAATTCCGTTTTTTCAAAACAGTCATGAATATTTTCTTGTAACCGCATGCGTTCTCGAGGAGGTGGCTGAATGAACAAAACTCTGATTGTGACACTACTGTCTGCACTATTTTTATCCGGTTGCGCCGGCCAGCAATGGGATCAATCCAAGGCCGGTCCCATGCCGACCGACTACAAGGAAACCGTCAAACAGTACGTTGAGCGAACGCATTTCGACCCGTACTCGCTGCGGTCGGTGGCGATCACCTCGCCGCACCCAGGAGGATGGATGGGCCAACATGGATATTGGCTATGCTTCGAGCGCAACGCCAAGAATCGTATGGGCGGCTATGTCGGGATCAAACGGTCTGCACTGCTGATCCGCGGCCATGAAATCGTATGGGATCTCGACTACAACGCAAAATGCAACGAGATCGCATACGATCTCCGGCCGTGGCCTGAAATGGAAATGACCGGTCAGAAATGAGCGTCCGTCAGCACCCGACGAAAGGCCCGGGCTGGTGGCAGATCATTGTCTACCCTGAAGGACGGAAAGGCAAGCAGCGGGTAATCGTTTTCGAGGGATCACTGGCTGAGGCTGAAGAACTGGCACACGCCATACGTCTCGAGATCCGCGGAGAAGACCGCCCGCTGGCTACTTTGCCGAAAATCAATCAGGTTGTGCCTGATTTCATGCGCTGGTACGGCCTTGACCACTTGCCGGCCGGCGTCATTGTCATGCGCCGTTATATGCGTTACATGGTGCAGCACTTCGGCAACCGCCAGCTGGCCAGCATCACCCATGCCGACTTTGAGCGATACAAGCAGGACAGGCTGGCCGAAGGCATCGCCAGGGTGACGATCAACAAGGAAATATCGGCACTCAATCAGCTGATTGCATACGGCGCCGAGCGCGGATACTGCCGAGCCATAAAAGGCAAACGATTTGCCGCCAAATTGACGAAATCGCCGCTGCCCGACGTACCGACCAGGGAAGAATGCGAACGTTTCATCAGCGCAATGCTGTGGCCTGCACAGGGCTTTTTTGCCTGCCTCTATTACGCAGGGCTCAGGAAAGCGGAAGCGGCAGGCCTGACGGCTGAATCGGTGTATCTCGATCGCGGCATGATGATCGTCAGAGGGAAAGGCAACAAGCAGAGAGCGGTCCCCATCGCCTCGGATCTGCGCCCCTACCTCGAGCGCAGGCTTGCTGAGATCGATTCAGGATTGCTGTGGACGAACCGACACGGCCGGCCATTGTACGATGTCCGTCCCCATGTCAAGTGGGCGTTGAGAAGGTCCGGTCTATCCCGCCGGTTGTACCCCCACCTGTTACGGCATGGGTTCGGCACTCATGGCACCATGGCCGGCATCGGCATCAGGGCCATGCAAAAGATGCTTGGTCATTCGTCGAGCCAGACGACGGAGATCTACACCACCTTGGCTGATGAATGGCTGACCGAAGAAATTAAACGGTTTGAGCGATAATTTCATCCTGCATGAAATATTGTGAGCAGTTATTTTAATAATAATCTGATAGTTAAAATATAGAAACACAAGGCTTAAAATCTCGTTCCCGCAAGGGAGTGCCGGTTCGATCCCGGCCCCAGGTACCAGAACGGAAAAGGCTGCAGAGGCAATATACCTCTGCAGCCTTTTTCTTTTGCTCCGCGTGAAAATCGAGCCGGCTGCTCACTGCATACTCAATCGACATCCGACACAACAGGCGGCACAGCATCTCTCTGCCATGCAGTGCCTGCAGCGCTTGCCCTACTGTCAATCCTGCTGAGCCCGGGTCAATATTTTCTGCTGTCTGTATCTTCCGGCAAAAGTGAACGCTGGGAATAAGCCTGGAAGTCTGCCTGCGACTTCTGGATGCTGGGCCTCATGCCCCTGACGAAAAGACCAAAAACCAGGATGATAAGCAACACGAGTATGATATTCCGCAT